CATCAGCACATATTTAATTATCATTCTATATCCCCGTCATCGTCAGGCAGTTCGTCTACACCGGGGATAATCTCCTTGTCCTCTGGCCCTAGTACCACAGGCTCCCCGTATGTGTTAAGTTCTTCTTCTTTTGCGTAGAATTTTCTACGGATTTCCCTTGCTTTCTTTGTGAAATCTATGCTTCTAAATATTCCTTGGATCATTACCATTACCTTACATCCTTGTCAACTTGTTTCTCCACACGCCGCAGATCAGCGGCGCAATTCTTAACAGCATGAGAGTCGCTGGGTGTAGCGGATGCTCTAACGATAGTACCATCTGTCCATTCCAGAACATGATGTACAGAGCCTCGCTTCTTATCGAGTGTCGCGTCCCGCCATCCTCTCTTGACAGCGGAACGCACCAGCTTCTTCATGTCTCCTTTGGCACTCACGCCTTCTTGTGCAGGGTTTCCCCAAACACACCGTATAGTTTGCGGTACTGCAAACTGCACTTGTCGAACACAGCATCCACGTTGGCGAGCATCATCTGGTCGGTGATTGTATCATTGCCCCACCCCAACTGGGTAGTTTGCGCTATCAGTTTGAGTATATCTTGGGGATAATCCTCGGTACGCATACACTCCACAACATGTTGTGCAATGTCAGGTGCTTCCCACTTAGGCACAGTCCGCCGATACCTCCATCCTCCACCAGCGTCTGCTTCCTCCTTTGCTATTGCAGGAAGGAAACCTTGGAGCGCACCTAACTTGGCTCTTACTTTAAGCCCCTTCTTATAACGCTTCACATCGCGTAGCCATTGCTTGCGCTTCTCAGGTATCACGGTGTCCATCATGTGGGGTTGCTTGTTGAGGCACTGACCTGTGATGAGGTCAAACTGTAGGCCACAGAAGTATTCAGCCCCTTGGCTCTTAACTTTACCCCAGCCTATCCTGCCTTCCTCTTGGAAAGCCTCATCATTCATACCAGCCAAGGCGTAGATACCCTTCCTCTTACGCTCAATCGTGATAGGGACCACACGGTACAGGCTACTCACTACCGTCTGGGTGTGGTGCAACAGGTTCTCAAGCGGCATGACGAAGGTGAGGGTGTTGTCAGGTGACACCTTAAACAGCGGGACGTTAGCCCCCCTCCACCCAACCTGTTTCACAACGTAGTCCTTACCGTCCTTATACAGCCGACACCAATTCTTAATAGGCCGACCTATACTGACGTTGCGGCAACGCTGGAAGTCAAGGGCAAAGTCTTGGTAAGTTTTGAACTTAGCTCTGTCTATGCTGTACATATCAGCTACCTCCCGTCAGCTTAGCCATAGTAGAGATCGCGGTCATATCGTCAAGGTTTACACCCTCAATCTCTGGCTTATCCCCTCTCTTCCTACGTTCCACGATCTCCTTGTGCTTCTCCTGCTTATCGCTCGGCACTAAGTCCCACAGCGGAGGCCATGCCTTCAACGCTGGAGCCAGCGTACTGTAGGCGTTGATAACCTTATCCACACCGTCGATGAACACCGCTTGCTCCTGTTCCAGCTTGTGTACCTTCAAGCAGAACACCTTGTACTCAGCCTTGAGGGTATCCCACCGTGGATCGTCGGCGTTGAGGGTGAAGCCGCCGTAGCTACCTGCACGGTGAACACCATGCGCTTCCTTATTCTCTGCCCAATCGTATGGAACCTTGCGCACCTCGTCACCGGGGAAGGGCATATCCACACCCCCATTGATCGCGCTGTCCCAGTCCTTACCTTGGAACCCGCTAAGGTCCATATCATCCATGGTGTTGAAGTACCCATCAGGGAGGGCATCCATCTGATCCTTGGTGTCCTTGAACATCAGGTCATAGATGTTACCAGCCCAGTTCTTAGGCGGGTTGTCCCTTTCCTTTTGGATGCGTTTGTCAAACACATCACTTGCCTTACGCCGGATGCGGGACCGAAGCTCGTCGCTAAATCTTACTGTCGCCATGTCTATTCTCCTAGTTTTCTAACATGAATGTCGTCACCGTCCACATGGACCTTAACTTTCCCTGTCGCAATATCTCCAACGGTCTGCTCCAACCGACGTATCCGAACATGTTGCCCTACGATGTACCCCGCCGCTACAGCAAGGGCCACCGCCGTTATCCAATCAATCACATCATCACCGTTTCACCGAAGGGAGTGTCCTCTCCGCCCTTACCGTTGCTTACCCACAGCACAGGGTAGGGTGGTGTATCCCCGTAGTCGGAGCAGTACAGGTCAGTCAGTACGATGCAAGCCACTGGCTCAACGCCCAACTCCTCCACCTTCTTGAAGATGGGGCTGAACGCTGTCCCTCCACCACCATGCATCTTGATGTCCACCTCGTCGTCCCTTGTGTACTCATCCACATGGGACACGCTACTGTCGAAGTATATCACCGTGAGGGTCTTGGGCTTGTGGTCCTCTTGCACCACCTTAACCTCAGCGGCAAACTGAGCCAGTTCCGCATCACCGACAGAGCCAGAGCAATCCACCGCTACAACAAGCTCACCCATAGCCTCACCGTCACGGCTTGGCAGGTACAGCCCTTGGGATATGAAGCGGCGATTAGGTCTGGCCCAAGTACGGCGATCATCTTTCAGCTTCACCACAAACTGTTGCAGAACGTCACGCCAGTTTACCTTGGGGTTCAGCACCTCATCGACTAGCCTCTCCATGTTAGCCGACAGTTTGCCCATCATCTTAGCCGCTTGAGCCGCTTGTGCTACCTGCACCTTCATCTCAGCGGCGGCTTGGTCCATCTCCTGCTGAGTACCCTCACCGTCGAAGCACTCATCCATTCCAGAACCTGTTCCGGAGCCTCCGCTGGGACCGTCAGGGTCGTCGGGAAGTATGGCGTAGATACCATCACTGGTTCCACCGCCCTCGTCGTAGATAGCATCGGACAACAGCCCACACTCAGGCATCTTGCCAATGCCATCATCAACCAGCAACTTGTTGATAACATAATCACCAGCGTGGTTCCACCGCTTGGGGCTACGCTCATGCCGTCGCCAGTTATGCTCCAACATGGGGTGGAAGCACTCATGGGCCACAAGGAACATCGTCTCCTCGTCGGTCAGATCGTCAAGAAAGTATGGGTTAAACTTGATCCACTTCCCATTGGTCCCGGCTGTCGGTACATCCAGCGACAAGATGAACGGCATGTTCATAGCCACCGTACCAACGAAGGGGTGTTGTAGTATGAGGTTGGTCTTGGCCTTAGCCAACTTCTTGGTCAGCTTGGCAAGCGTAGCCTCATCCGGCATCTCCTTGGGGTACTCAGGTATTGCGTCTGGATTAAGACTTGTCATTATCGTTCTCCCTGCTTTCAATTATGTCGTCGTTGATACGAAGGATAAGGCCAGCGAAAAACTCTCTGTCCATGTGGACAATGAGCGTCTCCAGTAGCTGGCCCTTGTCGAGGTCGTGCATCCGGTCAGTCCACACCTGTATAGCATCAGGGTTGGTCTTTTTAACGAAGTCAAATTCTTCTTGTGTCATGTTAGTCCTCCCATAAATACAGCCATCTTATCCATGATGGCCTTGGCTTCATCAGCCGTGTCTTGCCTGAGAACAGGATCATTCCTTAAACTCTCAGGGTGGTGGTTCACTAGCTTCTGTTGCATCTCACTACGCAACTGCTCAAGGTTGGGATCGTCGGTGAAGTTCAGCCTAGTCAGCAACTCACAAGTGTCTTGAGCATCCTTGTAAGTGCCATCGCGGAACTCGTTCTGAGGGTCGGCCAGTCTACCCTGCAACCAGCTAACCTTATCGTACAGCCGTTGCCAAACATCTTGCACAGCGGCTTGGTTCGCCTCCTTGAGCCTGTCCTCCATGTCACTCTCAATGGAGGCCAACTCAGCATCGGCAAGCTCTACACGGAAGTCACCAGTGGTAGGCACAGGCAGTACCGCTATGTCCATCTTGAACAGCTTCCTAAGATGGGGTATGCCGGGGTATTCCTTGGGGTTGAACAGTTCATGCTCACCACTGTTAAGGATACGCTCAGCATCCAGCTTGGCTTGTGGGTACACATCAATGAAGTTCTCAACCAGCCCCATCCATGTGTTCCGTCTGCTACGGAAGTCATTCATGTACGTCAGGTAGTTGCTTGAGGGCAGGATAAACGTACCGTCAATACCCCACGGCAGGGTGTTCAGATAGAACCCCTTCCTCACGTCGGTGGTGTCCTTGTGGACGATCCCCAACTCGTTGCAGGTAGGCAACAGGGTCTTGTTGAAGTTCCCTTTGTTGCCTTCCCCGTTCTCAGACACGATGGCCGAAGCCCTCCTGTCCAGTTTCCTTGCTGTCCACTGGCTTACGCTAAAGTGGACAAGTAGTGCCTTGTCACTTAGGTGCATTACATTTCTCCTAGAATTTTACGCTTGGTTTTCTCCACCACATTGTTGTCGTGGAGAACGTCATAAAACAAACTCATCCTCAGCTTCACTCTACACACAGCAACAAGTTGTGGATCACGCTTCTCAACCTGTTCCACAAACTTCTTACCGCTGTATGCATCGAGGTATCTGTCCTCCCCGTACCCTGCGGCATCCTTAACCGCACAGTACAGGTCGAACTCATCACCCGAACACTTGGACCAGCCTCTTGATCGCCCTACCACAGTACGTCTTGGTTGGCTAAGGCCCAGTCCTTGAACGCTTGTGTTGAGGCCAGTGACTCATCCCGGCGACAGGCATAGGACACCATCAATGCTCCAAACTCTTGAGGCATCCGGTTAGCAAACACGATGGCCTTGGCAAACGAGGCGTTCTTAACCCTGTGAGCAATGGCTCCGGTGATGGCATACAGCGTGGCAGGGTCTTCCGGTACAGTCGCCTTCTCAGGGTTCATCAACAGGTTGTCAATATCCGGCAAGTTACGCTCAATCTTGCGGAAGCCCACAAACTCAGCCGCCGCACCCTCACCAATGGCTCCCTTGAAGCACTCGTACTCAGCCTCAACGGACACAACGTCGATCAGGTCACTAACACCCTCGACCCAGCTACGACAGGTCGGGTTAGCACTACGCTGAGGGTCGTAGTCCTGCATCAGACCGGGACGAAAGCGGCAAAAGGTTATCACACTGGGGTTAACATCAGTGTCCACCCAGTAGCGAGTGGTCACATCAAGGTTCACCTCATACTCAAGCTCGGTGTACCTGTTGCTGAGGTGTCCCAACATCCTGTTGACGCCAGCCCTGTCCTCCTGCCTGTTGCCAGTAGCTATGACTTGCACATTGGCAGGCAAGGCGTGTCCATGTAGCTCCCGCTGTTGGATGATGTTGGCAATCACCTTCTGGATATCAGCAGGACACTGACCCAGATCATCGAAGCAGATGATGGCTCTGCTCTCAGGGTCGGTAGGCCACCAATGCGGCATCTTGTAGCCGAACTTGTCGTCGTCCACGGTAATCATCGGCATCCCGAAGTCCTCCGTCAGACAGGTTGCGGCATGGACATGGATGTACTCCCTGCCCTGCTGTTCTGCACCCTGTTCCACAACGCTGGTCTTGCCGCAACCGGGCTGACCAGTGATGTACACGGCCCTGTTGATCGTACCAAGGTTGACGAGTTCTCTAAGTATCTGTTCACTATGCATCGCAATCTCCTAGTAAGCTATCTGGCTCATCAGTGCAGGGTGATAATGCCCCACAGACCGGACGGCTAATCCGGTTTCGCCTTTCTCCTAGCCGCTTTAGGCTCTCTGCATCACAGCGTCACCTTGCCGCTGACTAACAGCTTGTGTGCTTGGCTCCAGCCGTAGTCGGTGTCGGCTAACTGCTCAATCTCTTGGAACAGGCTCACTGTCTGGAACTTGACAGTGTATTTGCTGTCATGGTGTTCCTCTTGTGTGGCAATATCCATCTCAGTAACTCTCGAACCCTTACGAAAGCAGGGTGCATCACTGGTAACAACCTTGAATGTGTATCCAAGGTCGTATTCACGTTTAGTGTCGTTCTCGACGGTGGCTCCGTCCTCTGGGATGAGTTTGATGTTATATCTATGGGTCATTTGGTAGCTCCTAGTTAGTTGGTGAAAAGTTTTGGGATTTGGTCGCTGGTCGAGCCGGGACTATGCAATTTCCGGCGAAAATTGTCAAGTTTGCTGGGCTGGGTATGAGGGGTGTAAGTTTGAGGGTATTAATTATCTGTTCTTCTATCTGTACTATCTGTTGGGGTGCTTAACTTGACGCTTCAACAGCTAGTATACAATTGTTTAATACCAATGGGTTAGGGGGTGCAGTATATAGATTATATAGATTATCCGTGTTTTGAAACTAATCAGTGCCACAATTTCATACATGTTTGTTGATGCCAAATTCGTAAAGTTATGATTTGGTAAAATTTGTGTGTGACTTTATCTATTTGAACAGATAACTTAGATAATTGATATAAAAGATTACTACCTAAACCCAGTTAATCCATGGTCAGTACCAAACTTGACAGTTAAAGTGTTAAGTTAAAACACCCCCTCCCCAACAGATATTACAGATAGTTGGCCGTAAAGTATCCTCCAACCTGTTGTAATATAACAAACTTATACATCTACTACTACCTACCGATTAATGGTTCAGGTCTATTACCAATGCCTTATCGACCCTCTTTAATGGCGCACTCTGACCTACCGATGAATGGTTCTATAATAAAAAGAAAAGAAAGAAGAGGAGAGGCTTGCGCCCCTCCAATCCTTCAGATGCGGTGCCAGTAGAACACCCAGTCTCCGTCTTTCCGGCACTTCCACAAGGTGTGGCCGGTGGGCAGCCTGCACACGAGGAGCCTACTCACTTGGCCACCTCGAGCTTGGTGCGGAGGGTGATGAGGGTGCTGATGTAAGCCTGCATCTCCCGTTTGAAGTCTTCGGAGCAATTCTCCTCAGCTTCGGTTTCTGCATCGGCGATCTCGCCGACAATGGTGTCGATGAGCAAGCAGCGCTCAATACTGTCTAGGTCTATGTGTGCCATGACGGCGCACCTCCTATGTAGGGGGGAGCCGAAGCTCCCCCCAGTGTGATAGGTATGAACCTACATCTGTTCGGGAGGCATTACACCATCGAACTGTAAGTCCATAATACGCTCGCCTGCACGGCGCAGGGACTCGAGCAGGTTGAAGCGTGTCCGTGCCTCAACCCAGTCGGGTCTATCGAACGTCTCAACGACGTCCTGTCGGGCGTCGAGGTCGTAGTATAAGATACGAAATGCCACTGCATTTCTCCTTTGAAAAAGGTTCCCCGGAGCGTTCTAGCTCCGGGGTTCCAGTTTAGTCCCTAGCCGACTACCTTCATGAAGGCCGCGAGTGCCGCGTCTTCACCCTTGTTGACAGGCCTTGGAGCCGCCTTAGGCTTCGCGCCTTCAACCGGTCGAACACCGATTGAGACGTTGCCACGCTTCGACAACCAGCACTCGAGGCCAGCCGCTTCCGCCGTGGTCACCATGGCCAAGACTTCAGCCGGTGTCCGAGACACGAACTCGTGTTCGTCACCAACGAAGCAAGGGCTTCCGGGGTAAACCGGCAGCTTCAATTTGGTGGCGTAGGCTACCAGCCCACGTACCGCTGCGAAGCCTTCCTCACTCGTCTCGATTGGGACGCCTTGCTTTGCGACAGTTAACCGGGCCGAGCTTGCTCCCATCAACGTACCAGTTTTTGAGGCCGGATTGTGGATGGTCGTGTGAGGTTTAATAAACATATTGAAATGTCCTTTCAGGGACTAAGGCCGTACCGCCGCCGCAATCGGAGGCGGCTTAGGCCTAATCTTTTCTTTCGCGCCCTAAACCAGTGTCTTGCGGGGCAAGGAAGTCTGCCGTTAGGCCTAGATTACTTCCGACCGTAGTTTTCTAAGGGTCAGCGTCTACCGGGGAAGGCTCGCCTTCTTGAAGTTCCCGTCTCTCCGCGGTGTGTGGTCCGTTTCGATGATTGAATTAAAGCATTATCCGGCGAAAAACACAAGTTTGGCTGGTTTCCGTGCGCTTGCCAAGCCATTGAAAGCATTGAAACATTCGCGCTGGCGGGGCGCGTCGAGGCTCGACGGGGGGCACTTGGCCAGTCAAAAACTTTGTACCCCCCATAATACTAAACCTCTCTCAACAAACCCCAAAAAATAGTATATGTAAAGTTACACGTTTTGTTCTTATTCCACCCCAACCCTTGACTTTTCACTGCGCATCCGCCTATCCTTCGGTACTAAGATTTTGCAAAATCTTGTTTTGTCCGCGAGGACAATTCTTTAACTGGAGTATTTCACTATGGGCGCTAATGCCACAAATGCAGAAATCGTTACCCTCGATGTAGTTGAGACCTTCAAGGTTGCTGGAACAGCCGTCAACGCCACTGCCGCTGAACTCAATATGGCGGCTGACAGCTCAGCCAATATGGAGGTTGTAACCACGACCAATGTCATTACGGCGGCTGAGAGCGGTAAGACCTTTATCCTGACTAACACAAGTGCGTTCGTCTCGACTCTACCCGCTGCTGCCGCTGGTCTGCGCTATCGGTTCATTGCTGGTGTGGGCCAGGTCACAGGCGGTAACCATACCATCGTCTGCACAAACAATGACAACACCATGTTCGGCTCTGTTACTGTGGCTGGCGTTGTGGTTGCGGGAACTGTCGAGGGCAGCATAAACTTCGTTGCTGACACAATGCTCCCCGGTGATTGGTGTGAGGTGTTCAATGACGGAACTAATTGGTACATCTCGGGGCAAGCCACCGCGAGTGGTGCGATTACGCTCACCACCTAACACTTGACATGAGTGTCAACTAAGAGCTAGGCTCTCCGACCATGGACAACTTGCCTCTCAAGTACCATCCATGGTCGGACCGTCTGGCGATGGATATTGCCCTCACCCTTGAGGGTTCGGGGGAGACACTGCCGGAAATTATGAAGCGTCACTCCATAACTATGGATGACGTGGGGCGCTTCAACGCAGACAGCGTGTTCCTCAAAAAAGTTCACCACCTCCGCGACGAGATCAGAGAGAAGGGGATGACGTTCCGCCTGAAAGCGAAAGCGCAGGCGGAGGAACTCCTCACAACAAGTTGGACGCTGATCCACAGTGCGGATGTAAGTGCCTCCGTAAAGGCGGACCTCATTAAGTCCACCGTCAAGTGGGGTGGGCTTGAGCCACAGAAAGACTCCGTCATAGAGGGTGGTGTCGTGGGTGGCGTAACCATACAGATAAATCTGCCAACGGCGGAGGCAAAGGTGCCGCAGGTCAAGACCATTGACCATGAGAGTGTTTAAGACATTCGCAGAGGCGCAGGTGTTCACTGCACAACTTGTTGAAGCGGGGGTTTCATTCACGACGAAGATTGTTACATTCCGCAAGCGGCTCAGAAAGCCGATGGAGATACAGGTGAAGATGTATGGCGTATGAGATAGACTACACCCCCACCAAGGTGTGCGGGCAGTTCATGGCAGACGACGCTAAGATGCGTGTGCTGATGGGGCCGGTCGGTAGCGGCAAGAGTGTGACTTCAACCTTTGAAGTCATACGCAGAGCAGGGGAGCAAGAGCCAAATGAGCAAGGCATCCGCAAGTCAAGGGCGGCGGTTGTCCGCGAAACTGCCCGACAACTCATGGATACTACAATCAAAACGTTCCTCGATTGGTTCCCACCGGGGGTATGCGGGCGTTACATGCGAACCACAAAGACCTACTTTTTTGAGGTGGGCGACATTGAATGTGAAATTATGTTCCGCGCTCTTGATGATGCGGACGATGTGGCCAACCTTAATTCACTTGAGCTAACATTCGCGTGGTTCAACGAGTGTCAGGATATTCACCCCGACATCATAGACGCCATGTCCAAGCGCGTTGGGCGTTATCCATCCAAGAAGGACGGTGGCCCGACGTGGTGGGGGATGTGGGGGGACACCAACCCGCCGACGATGGATACTTGGTGGTATTACCAGATGGAACACCTTGATCCGGATGACGGGGTCAGCGCCAACGACAACGGGTGGGGGGTGTACAAGCAGCCCAGCGGGCGCAGTCCCCAAGCGGAGAACATAGAGAACTTAGTGGAGGGATATTATGATACCCAAGGGCGCTCCGAGGAATACATACGAACGTTCATTGATGGGGAGTACGGGCTTAGCAGTCACGGTCAGCCTGTTTATAAGTATTTTCGCCCTGATTATCATATGGCTACCGAGCGTATGGAGCCTATTGTTAACGGCGTTCGCCCCCTTGTCATCGGCATGGACTTGGGCCTCACGCCCGCTGCGGTCATTGGCCAGAGCGACCCACGGGGGCGGGCGCTGATATATGACGAAGCTGTGTCGTTTGACATGGGGGTGCAACGTTTCGCCCGGACGGTGCTGAAGCCGCTGCTGTTCGAGAGGTTCTCCGGAGCGAACTCCATTATCATCGTTGACCCTGCTGGCGTTCAGCGGGCACAGACAGACGAGCGCAGCGCCATAGATATCCTCAAGGCCGAGGGGTTCAAGGTCATGGCGGCTAAGACCAACAACGTGTCGGCCCGCCTCAACTCAGTGGACGAGTACCTCATGCGCCATGCGGATGGGGACTCAGCATTTTTAGTTAACCCTAACTGTACGGCGCTCAAAAGTGCGATGATGGGTGGGTATCGCTTCCATCCCAAGACCGGGAACATCGAGAAGAACAATCACAGTCACGTTGCCGAGGCGCTACAATATCTTATGCTACACATTGCGAGCATCAGTGACGGGTCGGTTGTCTCCCAGAGGCGGGAGATAAAGCCGATGTCCGCCATGGGGTGGACGTAACTTTACTATTGCGTTGTCTCACCGTGTCCCATATAGTTCGCATTGGTCGGACATGACCTCGGTTGAGTTTTCCTCCCTGTCAACTCGCCTCCTAGTAAACTTCCCCCAGCGGACTCCTAGCCGCTGGGGGGTTTTTTCTATTGCTTCACATTCTCCAACAGGTTATAAGGAAGCTCCGATAATTTTTAGGGGGTTTTTGCTATGGGTATTAAAGTCGTTAAGCGTAAGGTCAAGTTGACGCCGACGCAGAGAGCTGTGATGCGTACGCCAGCAGAACGTGTTGCTGACGGCCTTGCCAAGTCAACGGCGAAGACGCAGCGTACTGGGGTTAGCTCCAGCGTTGGTAGCCGCGACGTTCTTTCCAAGCCCGGCTTCTTCAAAAAGAACTACCACCCCAATAGCAAAGGGAAGAACCAGTAATGCCAGTCGTTGGTGGTAAACACTATCCGTACACTTCCAAAGGTCGCAAGGCGGCTAAGAGAGCCCAGCGTAGCAAGGCTACTGCTAAGCCGCGAAAGGCCAACAAGATTAAGCAGAGCAGGAAAAAATAATGGCTGGTCGTGAGTATTCCAACAAGGATAATAAGAAGGGCAACACACAGCGGTACTTACCGGTGAAGGTTGTCAGCCGCAAGACCGGCAAGAAGCAGGTGGGTAAGACTGCGGTTCTGGATATGAACAACAGAATATACGATGCGGCTATTAAGGATAGCACATTAGAAAAGCGTGGCCCCTACGGCAAACATTCAGACCGGATAATTAGGCAAACACGGAAGGCCAACAAGATTAAGCAGAGTAGGAAGAAATAATGCCTGGTCGTAAGTATTCCAACGCTGACAATAAGAAGGGCAATATGAAACGCGCCCCTAAACCATTTGAGCGCGGCGGTAGTATGTACAATAGGTCTGCTCAGCGGGAGAGAGACCTTGAGTCAACGGATGGTGACCGCTCTCGCGGCAGAGATGAGTATGGTCGGCTTAAGTATTACAAACCTAAGAAGGGTGCGAAGGCTTCCGAGGGTGATCTGGTCTTGAGGTTTAGGGGCGGAAAATAATGGCCGGACTTAGCTTCCTCAGAGTCGTGGACAACGAGACTCTTGTACAGCAAGAGTCTGAGGAGGAGACCCGACGCGCCATGCAGGAGCGACAGGCTGAGCCGTTGATGATCGGCCTAACGGGCTATCTCCGTACAGCGTTCGACGCAGCCAACCGAGCCAAAGACCCAATTGAGCGGGCGATGCTCACAGCCCTTCGCCAGCGTAATGGCGAGTACGAGCCAAGTAAGCTGGTGCAAATCCAGAAGCAGGGTGGCTCAGAAATTTACATGATGCTTACCGAGGTGAAGTGCCGCGCAGCCGAGAGTTGGTTGCGCGATATCCTTATGGACACTGGCACACCCCCTTGGGATATTAAGCCAACCCCATTGCCCGACCTTCCCGAAGCGCGTGACGAGGTCATAGATCAAATACTTGGAGAGAAGGTCACTGGATTGATCGAGGAGATCGGGCAGGCTCCTAACCCCGCAGAGGTTTCCCAGCTTAAAGAGGTGATCGCACAGGAGCTACGGTTCTCTGTACTGCAAGACGCTCAGAACCGCGCAGAGGGTATGAAGCGTAAGATCGCTGACCAGTTTGCGGAAGGTGGGTTTGCGGAGGGCTTCAATGAGTTCCTCACTGACTTAGTAACTTTTCCCGCCGCCATTCTTAAAGGCCCATGTGTGCGCAGGCAGCGCAAGCTATCATGGGAGACCGACGAGGAAGGTAAGACTGTTGCGGTGGCTGACGAACAACTTGCTCCGGAGTTTGAGCGTGTTGACCCATTCCGGTTCTATCCGGAACCGGGCATCGCTAAGGTTAGTGACGGCTACTGCTTCGAGCATCATCCCCTGACTCGAATGGCATTGTCTGAACTGCTTGGGGTGCCCGGTTATGATGACGACGCAATCCGTGAGCTACTTAAGATCGGTAACGGACAGAGTTGGATCAATAGTGACGTTGACCATGAGAAGGACGAGCTTGAGCGCAAGCACAGCACCGAGCAGCGCCCGACAGAAATTTACGATGCCCTTGAGTTCTGGGGCAAAGTCAGCGGAAAGATGCTGCTTGAATGGGGGCTTACAGAAGAGGAAGTCTCCGACTCTGCCAAAGAATATGACGCGAACGTGTGGATCGTGGGTAACTTCGTTATCAAGGCTATCCTCAACTACGATCCCCTTGGGGAGAAGCCATATGCTGTCACTTCATTTATTAAAAGCCCCGGTGCGTTTTGGGGTAAAGGTATACCGGAGATTATCGAAGATGTGCAGAGCGTATGCAATGCGGCTGCGCGTTCGCTGGTTAATAACATGGGCATCGCTTCTGGCCCTCAAGTTGAGGTTAACCTTGAGCGTATCCCCACTAATGAAGATATTACGCAGATGCACCCGTGGCGCATCTGGCAGGTACTCAATGACCCGCTCGGTGGTTCCGCCCCTGCTGTGCGTTTTAACCAGCCTAATGATAATTCTGCTGCGTTGATGGCGGTGTACAGCCAGTTCAGTCAACTGGCTGATGAACACTCCGGTGTACCCTCTTACTTGCACGGTGATCTCAATGTTTCCGGTGCGGGACGTACGGCCAGTGGCCTCTCCATGCTGATGGGTTCGGCGGGCAAGAGCATCCGCCAAGTCGTGATGCACATAGACGCAGACGTTATAAAACTTGTTGTGCATCGTATGTTTGTGTACAACATGCGGTACGATGAAGACGAAGGCATTAAGGGTGACGCACAGATTATCCCCCGTGGCGCAATTAACTTGGCTGTTAAAGACACGGTTAACACACGCCGCGTTGAGTTCTTGCAAGCCACCGCTAATGAGTTCGACATGGAGATCATCGGTACAGATGGTCGTGCAGCGATTCTTCGGGAAGTTGCTAAGGGGCTTCAGATGCCAGAAGACGAAGTCATCCCATCCCGAGAGAAGGCTGCGTTCAATAAACGCGCCGCACAGAAGGAGTCACAAGCAGCCATTGCGCCGCCCGATGGAGGCCGCACTGGAGAACAGCCCAAGACACTTGACGTTGCTGGCAACCCTGCGGGTGGCATGAATGAAGTCGCAAACCAACAAACCGGGAGGGCAGTGTGATACAGCCTGACCCCGACACAGTTAAAGCGTTCGCCCATGTGGCGCTGAACGTACCGCGAGTGGCTAGGTTCCTTGAGGTTCAGTATCATGCTGAACTCGAGCGTCTACCGCAGACGGCATCAGACAAGCAGGGCATTGCCTCCGGGCGGTGTCAAGTTTTAGGTGAGTTGTGTAAACTTCTCACTGAAGCAACGGAGGCATAGCCCAATGGGTAGCTTCTTTATTAACCAACGCATACCGATAGGAGCGTAAGATGGCAGTACCAGAGCAAGTTCAAAAGCAGACTGAGGCCGTGAAAGCCTTGTATGACGATCTTAATGCAGAGAACGCGTCGTCTGAGACAGATGAAGCGCCTGTAGCTGAGCCGGTTCTACAAGAGGTTCCACCCGCCGACAGTGCTGAAGAGCTTGCACCGGAGTCCCCACCTGCTGAGCAGGGTGGTGACAACCGAGATGATGAAACGTGGCAACAGAAGTACCAGACCCTTCAGGGCATGTACAACGCCGAAGTCCCCCGTATGAACGCACATATACAGGACTTGACGCAACGCGGCCAGCAGATGGAGCAGTTACTCGCTTCCATGCAGGCCGCACCAGCACCTGCCCCCGAGCCTGCCCCAGCGCCAGTCAGTGCTTTGACTAGCGACGAGGTGGAGGAGTATGGAGAGTCTATCGACATTATGCGCAAGGTTAGCCAAGAGATCGCTGGTCAGTACGAGCAGCGGCTTACAGCTATGCAGACTAAGCTCGATGAGTTACAGGGGACGGTTGTCCCCCGTGTTGAGCAGATTGCTAGTCAGCAAGCGCATAACGCTGAGCAGGGCTTCTGGGCCAGTCTACAGAGTACCGTTCCGAACTGGCGTGAGATCAACGACAATCAGGATTTCCAGTCTTGGCTGTTAGAGACCGATCCCCTTTCCGGACTTACTCGGCAGACCTACCTTGACGATGCCCAGCGTAATCAGGACATCACACGGGTGGCGAGCTTCTTCGAGTCTTGGCAGTCGGCAACTGGTGCCGCAGTGGCTCAACCTAATCGGACCGCATCCGAACTAGAAAAACAAGTCGCACCGGGTAAAGGTCGCAGCAGCGGCGCTCCCCAAAGTGGTGAGACTAAAACCTACGCTCCGGACGACATCACTAAATTCTTTGAGAAGGTCCGGACGGGTGGGTTTAAAGGTAAGGAGAAAGAGCGGGACGCCATTGAACGCGACATTTTCGCAGCGCAAAGCGAGGGTCGTATCACTTATGCGTAACCTATAAAGGAGCCAATTATGGCATATCCAATCGCCGCTGGCCATCCGGCCTATACTGGGAATTTCATTCCCGAGATTTGGTCAGGTAAGCTGATCGAAAACTTCTACGACGCCACTGTGTTGTCGGCTATCGCCAACACTGACTACGAGGGCGAAATCAAAGCCCATGGTGATACGGTGAACATCCGTACGACCCCGGACATCACGATCCGTGATTACGTCAAGGGTCAGACGCTGAACACTGAAAACCCCGACAAGGCCAAAATTCAGTTGCTCATCGACAAAGGCAAGTATTTTGCCTGTGTTGAAGATGATGTGGATCAGGTCCAGTCGGATATTGCCCTGATGGACACTTGGTCAAAAGATGCTTCCGAGCAGATGAAGATCAAGATCGACGTTGACGTTCTGGGTAACATCGCCACTGACGTCGTCGCTGCTAACAAGGGTCTCACCGCTGGTGAACAGACTCTCTCCATTGACCTTGGTGTGACGGGCACTCCTAATGCCATCACGACTTCCAATGTCTTGGCTGAAATCATCAACCACGGTACGGTTCTTGATGAGGCTAACGTTTCGGAGCAAGATCGCTGGATGGTCATCCCCGCCAAGATGGCTGGCTTGATCAAACAGTCCGATCTTAAGGACGCTTCCATTACCGGTGACGGCTCTTCGCCGCTGCGTAATGGTCGCCTTGGTATGATTGATCGCTTCATGCTCTATGTGTCGCACAATCTTCCGCTGTCCGCGACTGGCGCTGCTGGTGAGTTCACCATCTTCTCCGGTCACAAGAAGGGTCTTACCTTCGCTTCGCAGATGACCAACATGGAAACTCTGCGTTC